AAAACGCTGTAGGTCAAATTAAAGTACCTGAAGAGCTTAAAGCAGCAGGTAGGCAAGTTGAGGACATTGTTAGAACCGTAGGAAGCACTACAGAAGACGTTGCCAGAACCGTAGGCAGTGCTACAGATGATGTTATTATACAACCTGCTCGTACAATACTTAAAGAAGCAGACGACACGTTTGTACAACCCGCAGGAGAAGCGCTCTCTGCTTTAGATACAGCAATAAGAGAAGTAGTGCCCGGTATTGAAGACTTTGTAAGAGACGCGGTTAATCCTTTAGATAACTTTGTAGATGACATAGAGTTTCCTGATATCGGACTTCCTGACATTGGACTTCCTAATATAGGTCTTGGTCTTCCAGATTTAGGGGGCGTTTTAGGAGGTTTAGCTTTAATGCCTCAACCAGCCACAGCTACCACTAACAAAATATTTGACAACGAACTATTTAAATTTAAAACAGAAATAGGCATTACTGACAGGGACGCACTGATAGACATTGAAGATTTCTTAACGTCACCTTTTGAGTCCAGCTTTGCACAAACAGGAAGATTTTAATAATGACATACTTACAATTAGTCAACAGCGTGTTGCGTAGACTCAGAGAAGATGAGGTAACATCAGTCTCTCAGAACAGCTACTCTAAACTTATTGGAGAGTTTGTTAATGACGCTAAACGCTCCGTAGAAGATGCTTATGACTGGACAGCTCTGCGTACTACACTGACTGTAACCACAGACGTTACAACCTTTAACTATGTGTTGACTGGCTCACAGAACAGGATGAAGCTGTTAGACGTTATCAACGACACCTCAGACTTCTTCATGCAGTACCGCCCTTCTCGCTGGATGGACAACGCTTTCTTGATTGAGACACCTCCTCTGGGTTCTCCACAGTTCTACAGCTTCAACGGTGTTAACGCTGCTGGTGACAACGCTGTGGACATCTACCCCAAGCCTGACGGTGTGTATCAATTAAGATTTAACGTGGTGCTACGCACAGCGGACTTCACAGAAGATACAGAGAATCTGGCAGTGCCTTCATCACCTGTTGTGCAACTGGCTACAGCACTAGGTGCTAGAGAGCGTGGAGAGACTGGCGGTACAAGTGCAGCGGAGTTGTTTGGGCTTGCTGACAGAACACTGGCTGACGCTATTGCTATTGATGCGTCACAACACCCTGAAGAAACTATCTGGTATTCTTAATGGCACAACAACTACAGAACATTACAGTAGCTGCTCCGGGCTTTGCTGGTCTAAACACACAGGACTCACCAATAGGTGTTGATCCTTCGTTTGCTGCTGTTGCAGACAACTGTGTTATTGACAAGCTAGGTCGTATTGGTGCGCGTAAGGGCTGGGAAGCGGTCTCTACTAACGGTGCTTCTGTGTTAGGCAGTAGCCGTGGTATAGAAACCATGTACGAGTTTATTGATAACTCTGGCGATAAGTATGTCATATCAGCAGGTAACAATAAACTCTTTACAGGAACTACCACGTTAACAGACGCTACGCCTACTGGGTACACGCCTACAGCTAATAACTGGAAAGCTGTTACTTTAAACGACCATGTCTACTTATTCCAAAGAGACCACGAGTACGTGCTAGGTACAGACCATGGTGGTTCGTTTGTACTGGAAGAACATTCAGCACATACTCACGCAACAGGCACACCACCAGAGGCTAATGAAGTCTTAGCAGCATACGGTCGTCTCTGGGCAGCAGACATTACAGGTAACAAACACACTGTCTACTGGTCTGATCTACTAAATGGTCATCATTGGACAGGCGGTACGTCAGGCTCGTTAGACGTTACTACTGTATGGCCTACAGGCTTTGACGAGATAACGGCTCTAGCGGCCCACAATGGCTTCCTAATCATCTTTGGCAAGAAGTCTATACTGGTGTACTCAGGAGCCTCCTCTCCTGCCTCTATGACGCTTACAGACACCATAGAAGGCGTTGGCTGTATAGCCCGTGACTCAGTACAGCACACAGGCACAGATATACTGTTCTTGTCTGAGACAGGTGTACGTAGCTTTGGTAGGACTATACAAGAGAAGTCCATGCCTATGCGTGACATCAGCAAGAATGTACGCACAGATTTGGTGTCTTTGATTCCTTTACAGACTAATCCTATTAAGTCACTGTACAGCTCTGAGGAAGCCTTCTACCTGTTAACACTACCTGACAGCAACACTGTGTACTGCTTTGACATGCGTACTCCCCTGCCTGATGGCTCACACAGAGCTACTACGTGGTCAGGTATGTATCCTCTGTCCTTTGCTGTACTGGAAGATGGTGAGATATACATAGGCATCTCTTCAGGAATTGTTAAGTACAAAGGCTACATGGATGGCGCTAACAAGTACGAGATGCGTTACTTCAGTAACCCTATGGACTTTGGTAACACATCTAACCTGAAGTTCCTAAAGAAGTTTAACTTGACTATCATTGGTGGTCAGAACACACCTACTACTTTAAACTGGGGTTATGACTACACAGCTAACTACACTAAGCAAGCTTTTACATTTGCCTCTAGCAACATAGCTGAGTATGGCTTAACCGAATACAACACCACAGGCGAGTACACCTCTTCTATTCTCATCAATACACCAAAGGTTAACACCAGCGGTAGTGGTGAAGTAGTAACCATTGGCATAGAAGCAGAAGTCAACGGTGCTGCTTTTTCAATTCAAAAAATCGACATACACGCTCTATTAGGGAGACTTATCTAAATGTCTAATTACACTAAGACAACTAACTTTGCTACAAAGGATTCTCTCCCTTCAGGCAATGCTGCGAAGATTGTAAGGGGTACAGAGATTGACGCTGAGTTTAATAACATAGCGACAGCAAGTGCTACTAAAGCTAACTCTGCTGATCCTACATTTACTGGTACTGTAACAGCCGCTACCGTAAACGTGACAGGCACACTAACGGCTGACACAATTACTGGAGGGTCTTACTAATGGCTGTTGGCATTGACAAATATGGAAACACCTTTAATATAGGCGGCGTGTCGGCACCTTATATGGGCGGCGTGTCGGATCCTCTTGAGAACACCTACGATCCGGGTTATATCAGTAGTCTAATAAGAGCTGGAGAGACTCCTTCTGGATTTGCACCTCCTTTACAAGCCGGAGGAGGAAGAAACTCTGGAACTTCTCCTATAACCCTGCCACAAAGAGGCTCTAGCGGCCCTAGCAGTTCTTCGGTATATGGCGGTGCAGCTTTAGGAGGTTTGCTTTCAGGAAACTTACAGGGGGCTTTACAGACAGCCGCAGGTTACTACGCAGGGCAACAGGGCATTGAAGGAGCTATGGCCACAGGTCAAGCAGGTTTTGGCCTTGGTGAGCAGATAGGTCAAAGAGCCTTTGAACAGTCTCAGTTCAGACCTTTTGGTGTTACGTCTAACTTAGCTAACATAGGCACTACTGCCGCAGGCGGTGTTGACTTACGTTTGTCTCAGCCACAGCAAAGACTACAAAATCAGCTACTAGGAGGCGCACAAGCAGCCGCTAGTACATTAGGAGGAGCTTACGACCCTAGGGTTGGTCAGATTGGTGGTGCGGCTTACGGTCAAGCACAGCAGCAACTAGGCCAAGTAGGCGCTCTTGATCCCTCCATTGCAGCCCAGCGTGGTGCAGTAGGTGGACTGTTTGGTCAGACACTAGGTCAGATGGGTCAGCCTACAGGCTTTGAGGGTGTTACTCAAGCAGGTCTTGGAGGCGCTCAAGCGCAGCTAGGAAGAGCTGGTCAACCTGCTGACATTAATCAACTACGTGGTCAGTTTGCTGGTCAAGTTGGTGGTATGTTAGCACAAGCCCCTAGCGCACAGATTGGTCAACTAGGTCAACAAGCGTTAGGCTTAGGCTCACAAGGTCTTGCAGGGCTAGAAGCGCCTTCAGATATTGAATCTTTACGTTCTCAATATGCAGGACTTGCAGGAGCTGCTGGTCAAGGTTTGTTAACATCCCCTGAAGCTCGACAAGCTGATATTTACGAAGCTATTAGAGCTACACAGACTCCAGAGGAAGAACGTCAGCGTCTGGCTACAGAAGAACGTCTACTTGCTCAAGGCCGCTTAGGACTGTCCTCTGCTGCTTATGGTGGTGCATCTCCTGAGCTGTTGGCACAAGAGACTGCCCGTCAGGAAGCTATGGCTCGTGCTGGTCTATCTGCTCGACAGCAGGCGATGGCAGAACAACAACAAGAAATGGCTACAGCACAGAGCTTGACAGGTTTAGCTTCAGGATTGGCAGGCACTTCCTCTGATCTACAGTCTGCTGCACAATCACGCGCTTCACAGCTATCTCAGCTGGGTCTAAGTGCTGAACAGCTTGAGTCACAACTACAGAGCGAAGGTCTATCACGCGGAGTTACTGCTGGTTCTGCTGCTGGTCAACTAGCTGGTATAGCGTCAGACCTAGAAACAGCAGGTATAGGACGAGGTGCTACACTTGCTAATGTGGGTTTAGCGGGCGCACAAGCAGGCCGTGGGTTTGAGCAGCAAGACTTAGCTAATCTTCTACAACTACAACAAGCAGACATTGGTGCCGCAGGACAGCAACAGGCTCTACAGCAGGGTCGCTTGGGTCTAGGTACAGGTTTGTTTGGATTAGGTACACAAGCATCTCAGTTGCCTTCACAGCTACGTGCGGCTGACATAGCCAACATGCAGCAAATGATGGCAGCTGGTTACGTACCACAGCAACAAGCTCTTGGTTTGTTTGGCGCTGCTGAGTTACCTTCTCAGTTAGCAATGAAAGGACAACTAGGAGGCACAGAACTACAAGCTAAAGCAGCAGGAATGGGTCTTGAGTCTTACATGCAAGGCGCTAACATGGCTAACCTTTTACAGCAGCAACAGTTACAAGGTATGTTGTCTAGTGTAGTAGGTCAGCAAATGACTCCTCAAGAAAGGTTAATTAATCAAATATTAGGAGGAAATGCTGACGCTG